CTCTCTTCATCGAAGCATTCTGTATCTATATATGCTCCACGATCAGCTTCATAGCTAAGAGAGATGCCAAGCATATGCCCATCACGTGGATATAGTCCGGTTGTTTCCGAGTCAAGAGCAACATAAGGCAGAGGGGCAGAAATAGCAGCGCGTATAAAAGCATTAGCTTCCTCCGTATCTTGTATGCCCCACGCATTGTATGTAGTTATTACGGTATCTTGTTTATTACCAGTTATGTACTCTATGATACTTTGCTTGGAGTCGTCCCATGTACGCTGAGCCTCTGGCTTAAATGCGAGCATGGCAGGGTTAATGACAGGTAAGAACTTTTCTTCGACTTTCTTACCAGAGTATTCTGTGACTGAGTTCACAGAGGTGAAATATTTGAGTGCGTCACTGCCTACAACAATAATCCAGTCGTAGGCATCAATATCAATTTCAATATCGCAATCTCGTTTTAGTACTTTTTTAAGGTAAGGATCTGAGCATAGCTGATATTGATCAAACTCGAACTCTTCATCAAACTCTTTCTTGAAATTTGTTTTACTTGGTTTAGTTTCTACTAATGCAACTTTAGGCATATAATTTTCTCTTTAGTGTTTGTACTGATTTTAAAGGTAGTGCTCCTGGATCAGTATCCGTTAGAGCTACGTTTCTAGATAACAAGCCTACTCGCTCTGCTATCTCTTTTACTTCTACTGCGGCATCCTGTCCTGCGCTATCTCCATCGAAGAAAATTATTACCTCTTCTACACCTTGTATAGAAAGCATTCGCAATTTATCTTCATTTATGTTCTTTGTTCCAAAGGTACAAACTGCGTTAGTTAGTCCTTTATCGTGTAAATTTACCATATCATATATACCTTCTACTAAGATAATGGAGCCTTGTATCGGCTCTACTATAGGGTAGAGAGGTAGCTTTGCACCCGCAGGCGAGATCATATACTTAGGCGTTCCGCCTGTAGTATGACGACCGTTGAATGATACTATGCGACCTGATATATCTCGTACAGGAAACACAATACGACCAATGTGGTCAGTATCATGATGTTGAAACGCTTCAAATCTTTTATATGTCTCTGGTTTAATATTTCTCCAGTTACCTATGTAAGGAACATAACCCTTGGGAAAGGACAAACCAACCGACTCAGACCTCTTCTCTCTAATACTTTTTTTGAGTAATTCTCGTCTTAGTTGTAATTGGTTTGCCTTTTCACCAAAATGGGTAAAAATGTTGCCTTTGTATCCACAGGAGAAACAGTTAAATATCCCTGTGATCTTGTCAATACGCATACTAGGGCTACTATCATCGTGTTCAGGATTGAGACACGTAACAATAGCATCTGCACCTTTAGGTACAAAATATACTTGTCTTGATACTAATAGTTCTTCTACTGTCATTATGCTACTTCAGCATAGAAGTAGTCACCTGTCTTTCGAAGCCGTACTATTTCTTTGCCTTCGATAGTCTGCCCTAGACTAATATAAGGGCCTCCACTAGGATCGAACATTCCTAAGTCCTGGTTGTCAATCTTATCCTGACCTTCTTTGCCGCCGTAACGACAATACTCAAGCGAGCTACCTGTCATAATAAATCTGTAGATGCTCTCGTCTTGCTTTTCCCAACACCAGCTATCGCCATATCTATTTTTAATCATCTTCCTATATCCTTTATGTTTTCTTTACTAATAACTTGATAAGCTCCCTTGTTATATGCAGGGGCTACAGTAAAGTCTGCACCGGCAGTATAACTGCGGTCTACAGCTTCACAAGATCCACCATCTACTGAGGCAGAACTATAATATTGAGTGTCTCTACGGTAAGTCGTAGTCTCTTCTAAGGGTTCAAACTTAGGTGTATATCGTTTAGATTTGGGCAGAGGTCTACGCTTCCTACCTGAATAAGAGTGTCGTAAACTGCCGAATGAAAGTGCCATTTGCTATTCTCCTTTAAAGTATCCGTATATTATACGCAAAAGAAGATCAAAAGTCAAGAAATATTTTTAAAGATCATCAATGTCTTCGCCAGTTTTGTGCGAAGAATCTTCTTTCTCTTTAGGAGTCATCGCTGTCTCTGGGCCTATCTTTAAGGTATCCCAGTCTACTGTAGAAGTAAAGGAGTTCATAGAGGCTGAACGCATTTTTACACAGTTAAATGTAATACATTCATCTTCATGATCCCAAGTTTCTAGTGCATAAGCCGCATCTGCCGCATCAAGAATACCTTTAGCAAAGCGAGCCTCGCCTGTAGCATCTGTTTGATAGGGAGATATTACGGTACAATCGTACTCTTGTGCCATTGATTTCAACGCTTTACTTACTTCGATTTGCTCAGTCCAATCGTACTGACCGCCACGCGATGGAAGACTAGACCGTTTTACTTGATTAATATAATCAACAATAATGACACCAACATTCAGAGACTTGACTTTTTTGTCAAGTTCTGCACGAATCTTGGATAGAGTAAGAGATGCATCATACACTACGTCTAACTGCTGAGTCGGGAGAAGCTCGCAGGTATTCTTTAGTGAGATGTGCAACTTTTCAAAGTCACGATGCTGTCTATAATCTTTCAAACGATCTTGCCCATCAACATAACGACCTGCCCACCACGTAGCTACTTTTTCCCACTCGGTTACACTCAGATTCTGAGTACGAAGACGAGAGAAAGGAACTTGGGTAGCAATGGAACAACATCGTTGAAGGATCGACCGGCTATCCATCTCAATAGTGAAATATATAGCCGATCTTCCTGAAGCGTAAACACTGTTAGCAATGTTTGCACAAATAACTGATTTACCCGCACCTCTTTTACCTCCGAACATAACAAGATCTCTAGGAGAGAACTTAATGTCGTGGTCGTACTCTTCATTGAGTCCGAGAGGTATATACTTGGCTAAATCTTCTTCTGGCTCAAACAAGTCAATACGTTGCATACTTTCTTGTGGGTCTTCGAGATCAACCTTATCTTCAACGTCTAGGACGATCTGATGTAGGTGGTTTACTGATTCCTGTGCATTCTCAAATGCGACAGAATTTTCAATATAATCTTCTAGTGAGTCCAGAATTTCTTTTTGAGTGTATTCGTTCTTCAGATACTCAAGAAGCATACTGGGATCGGCATCGACCTCAATAGCTTCTACTGCGTACAGTTTTTCACGAGTAGCTGAATCACGAATCTCAAACTTTAGATCTTCAATCGTAGGCATTCTATGAAACTCTTCACAATGCTTATCAATAACCTTATACAGACTATGATATTCAGTTGCAAAATATTGCTTGTGCGCCACACTCCAGGTCTGAAAGTCCTGTAGCGTAAGCACTTGCTTAATAAGCGCACTAGCAATGTTCAATGAAAGTCTCCCGATTTCAAATCTAAAAAAAGGAACTACCGAGGAGTGCTCGGCAGTTCTAGGTCAAGAAGGATTAAGCAGATGCTTTTTCTTTCTTAGATGCGCCATCATAGTCAGCGGCTGAAAGGCCACGACGAGTTAGCATAGTCTTGACGCCACGAGCAGTTTTGCCAATCGCTTCAGCGATATCTTCAACGCCCATGCTACCAATGTCACTCAAGCTAGCCAACGGATCTTCTTTAGAAGAGCCTTTGGTAGTCTCTTGACGAGGAATAGCATCAATGTCTCCAGAACGAAGTAGGCTAAGAGCCTTGCCGCGTACAGAGTTTACAGAACGCTCTAGCTCAGCCGCGATTGCTTCAACGAAAGCACCAGCTTGTACCATAGATACAAAGGTAACTTCTTCAGCAGGAGAGTACGTGCGTACAGCTTCTACTTTAGGAGCAGGCTTGACGTGGCCAGTTAGTTCCATAGACAGGATCTTACCCTGAATTGACTTAGCAGAGAAAGCACCATCTTCAAAATGAGATGCAATTTCAGCGTAAGTATATGTACCACTATTGTCAGCGACAAAAGCAGAAAGAGTAGCTTCTTGAGTATCGTTAAACGCTCGTGAAGCATTGGCCGAGGCCAACTCTACGTCGTGTCCCATCTTTCGCAATTTGCTTGAGATAGAACGAGTAGAGGTTTCAAGCTGATCTGCTGCTTCTGCAACAGTTGCTTGGGATACGGGGCTTTCGCCACCGACAAAATCAGTGAGGGCGGTAGTACGCTCATCAGTCCATTTAGGTAGTGCCATGTTTTTTATTCTCCAATAAAATTTAAAAGGTTAGTTATGATTTGAACGCCAGAATCTCTGGCTTTCTTAGTTTTAGCAGATTCAACTCCGCTTTCGTTTACTAGGATCGTGACATCCTTTGTCAAGCTTGTCTTGACCGCATAACCAAGCTCTTGTAGTTTGCTATGAGCCTCGGCTTTCGTTTTGTAACTGGTAAGTTTACCACTAATACAAACCGTGCCGTGGGTTATGTTTGTTGTTTGATTGTTATCAAACTTGAAGCTAAAAGGTAACATACTCTGCTGATAAAATTCCATCTCTAACCAGTTTAATAAACTAGCTGTAGACTTCTCACCAAGACCGGCTTTTCGGCACAAATCATAGTCTATTTCTTCGATATCTTCGCAGACTTTGGATAGTTTTTCCGAAGCCGTCTTCCCGATGAGAGGTATACTAAAAGCAGGTAAAAGTACATTTAGCGGTGCACTCTTAGAGCGTTGCAATTCATCTACTAACTTTATACCAAGTAAACTAGAACCAAGTAGTTCGACAAAGTCCTCTAGCGTTAACTCATAAAGCTCTTCGAGAGAGACAATATCGAGTTTAGAGATAGTGGCAGGGCCGAGACCTTTGATCTTGAGAGTCTTAGCAAAGTGTTCGATGAGTTTTGCAAGCTTTTCTCCGCAATGCGGATTTCTACAAAACAAAAGATAGTTGACCTCTTCTAATGCCGAACTGCAACTAGGGCAGTTTGTTGGGGCTTCGATTATGGTCATAGCTAATCCTTTGAAATTGAATATGTATTATACGGGTTTTTCACGTTTCTGTCAAGAAGTATTTTTCTACAGGTAGCAATCAATCTAATCGTCTCACAACGCGAGGTATGATCTCACCTGAACGTATAACTTCCACTCTACAACCTATTTCAAGGTTAAGATCGCGGATATACTCGATATTATGTAGCGTTGCTCTTGCCACAGTAGCATCGCCAACCTTTATAGGGTCTAGAATAGCTACTGGACTAACAACTCCGCTCTTACCCAACTGCCATACTACATCCAACAGCGTGGTCTCCACTCCAGCTACTCGCTCTTTCAGAGCAAAAGCACCTCGTGGGTGTTTAGAAGTGTGGCCTAACCCCTGAAAGTCTTTGTTATTACCTATACGATAAACTTCCCCATCTGTAGGATAGTCAGTACAATCGAAGGTAGTAACAACATTCATACCTTGTATCTGTAGCGAATGTAGAGTATCTCTATATTGGCCATGCATAGTAGGTTCTAAATGGTATGCTACAAACTTGAGTGAACGTGTTTTAAACTCTTTCAAGTCTTTTAGTCCAAGCGAGCCTGAAGCATAGTTACGGGAATTAGGTATACTACTAAGGGCAACAACTTCACCAGTAACCTGTCTAATACCGAGCAAGGTAATACGGTTAGGTACTAACTCTTTCATCTTATCAGTGATGTCTCTACCTTGTACTCCGTCGCCTCTAGTTAAAGCTAACTCTAGGTGTCCGTTAACATATAGTAAAGATACTGCTGCTCCATCCAATTTAGGACTAACAAGACACTGCTTAATATCTAAAGGAGCTTTGGCTAAGTCAAAACACTTCTGTAACGAGTACATTTGGAATGTATGTGGCACTGCATCAGTAACCTCATACCCAACTGTCGTGTAGTTATGTTTCTGTGCTAGAAGATCGAACTCTTCATCAGAAATGAGAGGATAACCTTCGTAGTACATAGTACTCGCTCTGTCTAAAAATGATCGCATATTCTTTTCCTAAATAAGAAAGTATATTATACGGAATTTAAGCAGCACTGTCAAGAACTATTTGTAGAGATCCTTAATTAGATCTAGGAAATGTTCCTCTATTAAACTTTTAGACTCTGCTAGAGATAATATCTCTATTAGACCTGCAAACATTTCTCTTGAGTTAGAAAGGTCTAGGGGCATTGCAACTCCTTCAGGTGTTGGTTTCCATTCTTCTTCAAAATCCATATAATACTTCCGTAAGTGCATGTATTCTACACCTCTGAATGTATTAATGGTAAGTCTTATCTGTACTTCTTTAACTTTATCATAATGTATGACACGCGAGTACGCTTCGGGAGCCTGATGTAAATCCATTATCGTCTACCCTCGTTTTTGAGGATAGATGCCAAGGGCAGTACACTAGACACGTTTGAAGGTCTGAGTAATCTATATGAGTCAGTATCCCAACAAAAGAAGAGAAGAGTATCATCCGTTTCTTTGGCTCTATTCTTTTTCTTCTGGATGTAGGGTGTTGTGAAATCTAAGGTACAGACATTGTACTTTAGTTTCTTGGAGTGTGCACTACGATAAGTAATAATGGCATCTCCATATTCGCGCACTAAATGCGCCAGTTCTTGCTTTTTCAACTATAGCTCCTTGGTAGTATTTCAGCAATCATTATTGTGAAACTACTTACAGCAAGGTGGTTTCTATAGATACAAAAATACCCCGCTAGACGAATCTAGCAGGGTAGGTACTTATGCTTCGCTAATAGCAACTAAAATCGAAGTGAAGTATTGAGATGCTTTACCAGTAAGTTTGGCAATAATCTCTTCATCTACAGGTTGTCCGGCATCACTGAGTGCGGCAATAAGCGCATCAGCTGCGGCAGCTTTAGATACTCGCGTACCTGCCCCTCCGCCTGTAGCTCCACCACTGGATTTAGCGGCAGGTGTTTTCTTAACATAAACGCCAGCTTTTGTTAAGATCATACGAACACCATTAGGTGATTCGTCTAGTTCTTCTGCAATATCTTTTACAATCTCCATAGATGTTTCTGGAGTAGGGTCTGATGCTTCATATAGTGATACTGCTTTTGCTTTTTTGTCGTCGTCCCAAGCCACTTTGCGTGTCCTTCTGTTAGGGTTTTTGTTTCCTGGGCAATCGCCCAGAGCTTGTAGTTGTTGAGTATAGAATCGGTCGCCCAATGGTATTCTCCTTTATTTGAAAAGATATTATACGGCAATTTTAACCATCTTGTCAAGACTTATTTTTTCTTATCTCTTACATTTTTTATCGCACTTTTTATTGCGTCTTCTGCTAGTACTGAACAGTGTATTTTTACAGGGGGCAAGGCAAGTTCATGAGCAAGTGTTGTGTTCTTTATCTGTGACGCAGCATCTAGTGTCATTCCTTGCACCATCTCAGTTAGTAAACTACTGCTTGCAATAGCACTACCGCACCCATATGTTTTAAACTTTGCATCTACTATTACATCGTTATCATCTACTTGTATTTGCAGACGCATAACATCCCCACACGCGGGTGCTCCTACCATGCCTGTGCCTACGTTAAAGGCGTTTTCATCAAGGATACCCACATTGCGTGGATTCTCATAATGGTCTAATAATTGTTTACTGTATGCCATTTCTATCTCCTAGTTAATGTGGAAGCTCTCTCCGCACCCACACTCGGCTGTGACGTTAGGGTTTACAAATTTGAATCCCTCTGACAACCCTTCGTACAAATACTCTAGTACTGATCCTGCAAGGTATACCCTACTTTTTTCGTCAATGACTAGTGTTACACCTCGGTCATGTATAACTGTATCATCTCGTTCCATGTTGTATGAGTACTCTAAAACATAGGCCAATCCACTACAGCCTACTGTCCGTACTCCTACTCTTATTCCTTCGCAATCTGGTTTTTCCGCCAGCTTACTGCGTAAAGGTTCGTATGCTGACTCTCCAATAGTAATCATAGTCTCTCTAAATTTACACCATACTGTTTCAGATGCTGTAACTTGCCCAGCTCGTAAGAAGGGGCATATGCGTTAAAACCTCCAGAAGTAACATTAGAGAAGAACGTGTCTTCGCTATCAACCTTCTGCACTACATATATACTGTAACAAGGGCCTCCGTACTTACTTTCGTAATCTACGGGGGACATTCCTTTCTTTGAAGATACGTACTCAGGTGTTAGTCTTTCTTTAATAATAACTGTACTATGGTACGTTGCTGACCATGCTATTTCTCCATAATCAAAATCTGTAGCTACACACTCATCTGGAAAGTAGTGAGGAGTCAGTCTTTCTTCTTGGTTTCCTGGTCTTTCTGGGACTCCAACTCTTTCAAGAATTGCTCGTACAAACCCGGCGGAACGAAAAAGACGTTTTGATATATCTGTAATAGTGTTGCCTGCGAGGAAGCTTGTGCACGCTTCATTGATTTCCGCATCAGACGCAGGACGGCCGCGTAGAGACCCTTTTCGTTTTTTGGTATATGCTCTTTGCTCATCATATTCTTCTATAATCTTACCTAGCCTAGTAGTATTGTAGGCGATGTTTAATAAGTCACACGCTTCCTTCTTTGTAATAGGTTTTTCCGAAACAGTTGAGTCTAGCAGGAGCTTCACCTTCCCCACGTTCGTTGGCGATAGGTTCTCGTAGCTCTTCTTCTTTGTTCGTGCCATACTCTAACTCCAATAATAATTCGCAATAATGAATAACTTTCTTAATATCTTCTGCACCGTTCTTCTGTGAGTGCCTAGTAACATACTTTACTATATTACCCTCAATATACCCTAGGTTATTTGCATGGATATATTCGATTGGTTGTATTTTTAAATCTTTGTAGTGTTGGCCGCCTTCTTGCTTTTCTAGTGGATTACTCATGTACGAAATCCTTAATCAGAGGAAACATTGGATTGATTTCATATGCACACTGTCGTGCAATATCCATATGTTCTTTCTGTGTGCCAGCAGTGGTACGCACATCAATGAAGTGAATCCATGATCGTATTGTTCCGTGCATATACAAACGAGTCCGAGTAAGACCTTCTGGAAGTACTGCTCTTGCCTGCTCTTTAGCAATGCCATTCTCAATAGCCCAATTGTAAGCATTTTCTGCTGAAGCTATTACTTTTTTCTGTCTCAATATCCACTGAGCCTCTAGGATATTATCTGTTGATTCGATACTATTCTGACGATTCTTTGTATCTTGCATACGAGTTTCTCGTAATTCAAAAGGATAGCCCATTGCCGCAGGGTCGGCATATCGTTGGCTAAACTCTTGAAAGGCAAAGCTACGATGACGTACTATCTGGTGAGCAATGTCACGAGTAGTGTTGATCTCCATAGTAATACCACACATCTCAAAAGGAGACCAGTGTTTATGCTTGATTAGGTACTCTACTAGCTTACGAGAGGTAAGTTCGTTACTCTGGTTAGCTGGGTTGGACACCCTAGCCATATATGCAATATCTGCAATAAGGTCAGGCGAAGATGTCGATATAAGTTTTACTTGTGTCATTTGGCTGTGATCCTTTTTTCGTAGTCTGCATAGTCTTCGTTCCACCAGTCAGGTTTGGGCCTATGCGACCAGGTGGCAAAGGTGGCTTTATCAAGGTGATAGTAATCCCTGTAAGATTGTATAGGGTTGTCGTAGTCTTTAAGTTCATCAGGCATCGCTAGTCCGAAGGTGGTGAATCCTTTTCTTGGTAGATTCCGTGGCTCTGGTAGCTTGTTAACCACTTCCACAATCGACTTGTGTTGTTTCGCATAGCGATAATGATATTCGTCATTGAGAGCATTACCATAACAGTGTGTCCATTCAAAATTGTCTAGCGAAGAGCGTACCCATATAGTGCAAGGGTGGTTGTACATCATCGGTAGATAAGGGGTTAAGGGTCGTTCTTCCATTGGAAGATGTTTAATATCTTTTTTTAAGGCATTAAGATGATCTCGCTCTTCTTTATTGAGAGCGCGAGGTATAAAGCCTAGATGCTCGTCAACCCAGATAGCAGTACACATAAGCTGTGCTACTTCTAGGGGCATCTTTACAATGTGCTTGTCTACATGATACTCAGCACATTTGTCGAGGTCTTGGTCTAGGTAAAATAAATTAATGGTAATCTCCCTACAATTGAACCACTATTATACTTGAATTTAGTAAAACTGTCAAGAACTATTTCCGTACTGGTGATCTTCCCTTCGTCCATGCAACGCGAGGAGGAGCTATATACTTTGTTTCTTCAAAGAACTTACCAGACCAATGCGTTGCAGGGAAAGTAAGTAAGTCTCTATAAATTCTTTCTTCTGTACTAGGGTCGTGCGCGGGGTGGTCATCTCCGTCAGTGGGCTTCCACCCTACCCAGTCTTTTCTTAGTAAAGGTACATGCCAACAACTAGCTAAGCTATTCATGCCTGCTCCTTCGTCATAGTACTCAAACCAATTACGAAAACAATCAAAGTTAATCCACGTAAGACTTTTCCATCCAGTAGCTACATGGGCTATCCAATGGCTTGTTACACACCCTGCACTTAGTCTTCTCTTATCAGGTATAAAATAGGCGTCCTGTATCAGCTCTATGTCTTCGTTAGAGTACATCTGTAAGTGATCTCTTTCTATCCTACCCCTTACTGGGTCGTATAAAGAGTTGTTAAAAAGTATTTTTACGTCCTTTCTCACTCTCTCTACTATCTTTTGTCTTAGCTGGCCTGTTACCCATATGTCTGTTTTAGCCCCTATATACATTGAGGTTTTATCTGTGGGTAATCCTTTACCGAACCGTAGAACTATATCATGAGAATCAATGAACTCTCCATTAAGTTGCTGTAAAGCGTTTGAATCGTTACCTACTATAATAATACTTTTATCTTTTATAAACTCTTTAAAGATCTCTAAGTGCATTCCAGTCCTCCGCGAACTCATCGTGTGAATAATCTGTATAGACTGGTGTTCCGTCTGTAAAATGTACTGCTACTGGGTCTTTGTCAAAGTTGTAGTACCCTACTAAGTAGTTATAGGACTCATCGAGTCTTCCTATATCGGTTGCCCACTCAAATCTATGTAACCATTGAGGACTCTGTTTGTTTACTGCATCTAAAGTGAGTTGCGAGCAGTCTTCGTGTTCGCAGTTAAATACCATCATAGAACTCCACCACTTACGGGGGTACCATTCATTTTTATGAGAAAGAAACTTATGATACTCTCGTACTTGTTTTATTAAATGTTTTACTACTGTTACAGGAGCACCGCCTACTATGTTGTTTAGTATCGCAGGGTCTTTGCGCCATACAAAGTCACTATCACAGAACATTGCTATGCCTTTGTATCCACATAAATAAGGTACTAAAAATCGAGTATAAGTAAATTCTGTAGAACCATCTTCACTTTCTCTATTGTACCCATGATCTCTAGCTAAATCTTTTTTATCTAGGAGTGTTACTGTATGCCCGAATCTTTCTATAGACCGGACACATACGTCTGTATTCTCTGGTTGTGTGGAGTCATGTCCTACAAATATTCTCACTCTTCATCCTTATATGTATGCAGTTCGCCTTTCTTTTTGGCTTCTCGTTTTCTATCCTTGAATACTTTAGACTTATTGTACCTTCGCTGGAACTTTGCTACTGGATTCTTCTTTTTCATTAGTAGTTACCTCTTTATAGTATATAATTACTTCGCCCAACTGGCTAATATACTTTTTTAACTCTTGCGTATTATAAGACATAAGCTCATAATCTGCTACACTCATTGCTACAAACACCAAGTCTCCTCCGTGTTTCTTTTTAATATCTTCTACAAATCTGTCGAAATAAGTCCTATCCTCTCCTGCTATCTTAGCATCTGATACTACATACCAGTTCGGCTCCTTGAGATCAAGGGGTCGTGGCATGATAGGTTGTGTAATCATAATCTGGATAGGTTTAGAGATAATCTCTACTTCACGAGCAGGTACTTGTAATAAGCTACAGCCACTAATCGTTGAGAGAATTAATGCGCCTGCTAATATCTTCAATTTCATCAAAGACCTCCTTTGTTGCTTTGTTTGCTTTTTTTGTAATCAACCCAGGTTTTGCACTAGCAAGCTGGGCTATATTGTGTCTACGAAAAATATCTAAATAGTCAGACATCTGAGTTTCATACTGTTGATTCTGCTTCTGAAGAGATGCACTAGCTAGTGCTGTCTTCTCTGCTGTCTCAACGATTGCGGCTATTGTAGCTTTCTGCTCTTGATCTCGCAAGTCTTGGGCTAAAATTACTGCTGTCTGTTCTTCTAATTTATTTTTCATAGGCACAATAGCGAATTGGTAGTACAGAAAACCTGCACCACCCATCGCTATTATGATTCCTACTAGAAGCTTAGACACTTTCCATTCTTACCATCAGCCTTTCTGCACGATTACCGACCTGCCTGTACCAAGCAGAGTCTCTGCCTTCTATACCTGCCTGTGCCCAATCATGTGCATCAACTGCTTTTTTAAAGTTTTTAAACTTAGTAAGGCGAGGTCTTCCAAGATTAAATAGCATGTTTACTAGTATCTCTTGTACTTCCTCTGGATAAGTATCCCACATACTATAAAGAACTTTACATTCGCTAATTGCAATATCTAAATCCGCTTGGAACGCTTCTGTAACCCTCTCTTCGGATATAGGAGTATCAACGTCTAAGCCGTACTCTGGATCTTTTTCTAATATTAGATGCCCGATGCCAAAAGTGGCATAGCCTAAATGATCTAAGTAGACTGCGTTTACTATCCCTTCGTCAATTGCTAATTGTTTTTGTACTTGTTCCCTATTCATGTGTTATTCTCCTATCCTGCTGCTACTGCGCTGGCGTATATTGTTATAAACGGTAAGGCTAAACAACTAATCGCTGTAACCATGTTGCATAAATAGCACACGGCCTCTTCTCTCTTATCCACACTTCTTCTCCATACTTCTTAGGCCATAGGCCCTTTCGTAGCCTACTCCAGGGAGACTACTTTCCTATACCAAGTCTTTTAGGTCTTGGTATCCACCTATATGTTCCCCGTTCAATATGATCTGGGGAACAGTTTTAGCATACATAAACTTAGCTGTAAACTCTTCTATGCTATAGTCTTTATCTAACTTTAGTACTGTTAGATTCATTTTCTTACTCACGGCAAGTCTAATCGCCATGTCACAATAAATACAAGCATCCCTGCTATAAATTGTTATTTCACTACCCATTCATTACACCGCGTCGTACCAATTCATTGCGCCACTTCTGCTTGTGCTTAGGCTTTGCATTACCGTCTTCAATAGCCTTTACGATAGTTTCTGTAGGCGTGGCGTGCAAGTAGTAATTTATTTTCTTATACTTCTTAGCTTGACGATCTACTAATACTGAGCTTGATTCTTTAAATTTTACTGGCATTTTTTAATTCCTCTTGGTATTCTAGTTTGAGTTGTTTGAATAGGTCTTCTGCTACCTGTAGATTAGTTGTTCTAACATACAGAGTGTGTGCATCTTCTACAAAGTACATACGATCTACTACGTTCTTGCCTACTTCCGTTCTAATTATTAATTTATTCATCTACTTCTAGTAGTCCCTCCTCTATAAGATGTTCTACAGTTGCTTCGATACCCTGTTGTTTTCCTAAAGCATGGCAGTGAAGTCCACAGCCTATCATACAAAACGCAAGTACAGCTAGTTCTAACATTTAATTTCTCCGTGTCTTGGATTAGTTCTCCATTTCAGAATAACTATTATACGCATAAATAAGGGCACAGTCAAGAAGTATCTTTGGAATGCCGAATAAAGTTCTTATTTCTTTTAGGGCAATTATACCTAAAATAGTGTTAAATGTCAAGAAGAATTTTTAAGCGACCCCAAAAAAATTTCTTGACAACATACCCGTATTTCGATATAATACTTCCATGAAAAAATATAAAAGAAAGCCTTGGACTGATGATGAGCGCAAATTGCTTGCTGCCCATTATTTCTACCAAGATATTGAGTCAATGATGTATATGCTGCCGGGACGAACAGAGCAATCTATTCGTAACCAAGTGGCTTATCTAAGAAAAAGAGGATACAGGTTTAAAACATAATGGGATTATTAGAATGGACAGTAATATTTGCCTTGCTAGGCGTATGGATGTATATAGATAGGGACGGTGATCTATGACAGTTAAAGTACGAAACGGTAATGTAGAACAAGCTTTGCGTGTATTTCGCAAGAAAGTAACAGAAAGCAATGTGTTGTATGACTACAAAGAAAAACAACA